GTGGTCGTGGCGCCGCCGCGGGTGCCCGGCGGCAAGTTCCGCATCCTGCACCGCGAGCAGTTCAAGGGCTCGGACTTCGAGGCCCAGGCCGAGGCGATCCGGCGTGTCACGCAGCAATACAACGTTGTGCATATAGGCATCGACAAGACGGGTCTTGGCGCGGGCGTGTTCCAGATCGTCGAGAAGTTCTTCCCCCAGGTGAAGGGCTACCAGTACAGCATCGAGGTGAAGCAGCGCCTCGTGCTGAAGGCGCAGCAGGTGATTCACAAGGGCAGGCTCGAATTCGATGCCGGGTGGACCGACATCGCGGCGTCGTTCATGGCCATCAAGCGCGTGCTCACGGCTAGCGGTCGGAACGTGACCTACGACTCGGGCCGCTCGCAAGAGACGGGGCACGCGGATCTTGCGTGGGCAACGATGCACGCGCTCGACAACGAAACACTCGCCGGCGATGTCGTCGGCGGCAGCTCTCGCATGGAGATTTTTGGATGAGCAAACGCAAGGGCATCGTCGCCCACCGATCGGCGGATGTGGCGCCGCCTGCCAACGCCGGTGCCAGCGCCGTCGCGGCCTTCAGTTTCGGCGACCCCGAGCCGATCAGTCGCATCCAGCTGCTCGACTATGTCGAGAGCACGTTCAACGGCCGTTGGTACGAGCCGCCACTCCCATGGGAAGGGCTGGCGAGCGCGTTCCGGGCGTCGCCGCACCATGGCTCCGCGATCTTCCTGAAGCGCAACCTGCTGAAGGGGATGTTCTTGCCTCATCCGCGGCTGTCGAGCGCGACCTTCGGGGCGATGGCACTGGACTTTCTGGTCTTCGGCAATGCCTACGTCGAGCAACCGTGTGCCGTCACCGGCCGGCCCCTGGCGCTGCAGCACACGCTGGCCAAATTCACGCGGCGGGGGGAAGAGGCGGGCCGCTACTTCTTCGTGCGGGGCTGGCATCAGGAGCACGAGTTCCCGGCCGGATCGGTGTTCCATCTGCGCGAGGACGACGTCAACCAGGAGGTCTATGGCCTGCCCGAGTACATCAGCGCGCTGCAGTCGGCCTGGCTCAACGAGTCGGCCACGATGTTCCGGCGCAAATACTACGCGAACGGCTCGCATGCGGGCTTCATCCTGTATCTGTCGGATGCCCAGGTCAGCACCACCGATGCGGACGCGCTGCGCGAGGCGCTGAAGGGAGCGAAGGGACCGGGCAACTTCCGGAACCTGTTCCTGCATGCGCCTGGTGGCAAGTCCGACGGGCTGAAGCTGATCCCGGTCAGCGAGGTGGCGGCGAAGGACGACTTCGCGGCGATCAAGAACGTGAGCAAGGACGACGTGCTTGCAGCTCATCGCGTGCCGCCGGGCCTGCTTGGCATCGTGCCGACCAACGCCGGCGGGTTCGGCAATGCGCCGGACGCGTTGGGGGTGTTCATCGACAACGAGATCCGGCCGCTGATGCAGCGCTTTCGGGAACTCAACGAGTGGGCGGGGGAGGAACTGGTGCGGTTCGTCTTGCCGCCGCGGCTGGCGGCGGAACGTCAATGAACTTTATCGTTCGAAACTCCCAGGGCTATCCTTCGATTGCACCGCTCGCGGGTGGCTTACCGTTTCTGTTGTGAGCGCTTGCCCCGCTGGAGATACGTTCTCGTGCGCTCCAGACTCGCATCGGATTCGACAGTCCGCTCGCGTGCATACATATCCGTTCCCATCGACGGCAGGAAGTGCCGCAATTCGTCAAATGAAGGCACGCTGGAAAAGATGAAACGAGTGGACGAGAAAGCTTGGCCGGCATTCTCGTGCTCGACCATCCCCGCATCGAGCTCGACCGGCGAGATTGCGCAATCCAGAGGCCTGAGCGCCTCCCACCTCGACCTCTCCTTACAGTACAAGACCACATCAGGCGCCAGCGGAAACACGACATAGCTGCCGTCTTTAAGCGGCCCCAATCCTTTGAGCCACATCGTGCTCTCCCCGTTCTTGATGCAGACCGGGTGGTCGGAGGTGAACAAAGGCGTCGCACTCGCATTCTTGGCGAACATCCATACACCATCATGGATGGACTCGGACATCTCCTCGATAACGCCTGCCGCACCGAGCGTGGCAAATGCTAAAGCCTTCTTTTCCTCGTCGTTTGCCAGACTAATTTTCGAACCCATCTCTTCCACGAGGAACGCAAGCAGTTCGCGCATTTCGCGCGTTCTGAAGTATTGGGACGAGATGAACTCGGTCAACAAGATGCGTTCTTCAGCTGACAGCGCAACGACATCCTTGGCGCGACCACTTCGGACTGCAGACAGTATTCGGGCAAGCAACGGCGCGACCTGGGATTCCATCGACGCGAATGAGCGCTCGACTTGAAGACGGTCCGTGCCTGCTTGCAAGAACTCGGGCAACGTGTAGAAGCCTTGCTCCGCCGCAATCTTCTCCGGGCTAACTGCAAACGTCGAGCCCGACTGCTTGTCATAGACCCAAAGGCGATCGTCCAAGTTGACGAAATTGCGAAGATACAGACGCGGTACATAGTGATGGAGCTTGGGTTCGGTCATCGAGTGTCTTAGGGCAGGAAAGCGCGAGGGAAGTGCTCGCCAGCACGTTGCTACTACGCCTGACGTTTACCAGAGCGCGTTCTAGTGGAGAACACCACAAAAATGCTGGGCGCCGATGCTGACTTTCTCTGCAGCCACGCCGATCTCCGCTTCAGTTCTGTCTCAGCGTGCGTGACAGCGGACATTTACGACCGATTGGTTGTGACCGGCTGTCGGTCGCATTCTGCACGTTCCGTGTCGTGCCGCGCCGATCGGCTAACCCTTCGCGCCGTCCGACGAACGGCCAAAGCAGCTTGAAGCCCTTCACCATAGCGACCCGAGGACGCGCATAGCGCCTTTTTTCGCCTCGGTGTCCCCGCGCCCCCGTTAGTCCGCTCGGCCTCTCCACGGGCCTGCCACGGGCCTCGTCGCGCCTCCGGTGCCACAAGGGCCTGCCCCGGCGGTGGCGGGCCGCCCGCTCCGCCGGCGCGCGGTCTAGCCCCCACCGAGCCTGGTCGCTTCGGGTTGCGATTTTTACGAGACGGTTGGCGGCTGCGGGGGCGCGGCAACGCTGGGCTGGGGTGGCAGGCCCCCGAGGGCGTTTCTGTTGCCCGTTTTTACGGAATCGGCCGCCGATGTGCGCCGGAGCTAGGGGGCCGGGCCCTTAGTCGGAGCGCCCCAGGAAATGGGCGGATTGCGGCAGCACGGTGGATGCCAAATACGTGCGGATATCGCGGAGAACCTCCGCGTCGGTCTCCGGCCTTACCTTGCATTTCTCTGCCCATGCACGGCCTGGGTGAATTAAATCCCAGCGCGGCCGCAGGCCTTCATAACGGCCCTTGCCCGGATCATGGTTGCCAAAACCCTCGACGAAAAGATTCCACAGTGGCGAGAACTTCGCGATCATCAGCGACTCCCCTAGTGGGATCCAGATCTCGTCAACCACCAGGTAGCGGCAGGAGAAATCCTCAATTGATAGCGTCTTGGTGGCCGTCACCGACTCAGCGTGTTCGATAAGCCGATTGAACAGCGCCTTCGAACGCGTGGGGTCGGCCATTACCTTGCCCTTTCGAGCGCCTTGAGGAACGGCCTTACCCACGTATATCGGGATGATCGGGTCTTTCCTATCTGCCTTGTTGGGTTCCGAAATCGGGCTGTAGGCCTCGAAGTCGCCGTGGTAGTAGATGGCGTAGATGCCAGTCCCCATGAACGGCTTGATTCCGCCGAGCGAATGGGCCGGCTGACTCACCAGAGCCTCGGCCACGCTTGCGCCGAGGTTCTTCTTGTCCAGCGGGTTGAACGGAATGATCTCGGCGGTCGTCACGCGGCCGCCCTTGTGTCGCCATGTGCGGAGGAAAGACGACGGCCCTGTGATTCGAGCAGAGCTTGGCCTACCGAGGAAGCCACCAAACGCCCTAAGGCGACCGGCACGGCGTTGCCGAGCTGGCGCATCGTCTCAGACCACGAGCCATGGAATACATAGCCGTCGGGGAACGTTTGAATGCGGGCCGTCTCACGAGCCGTGAAATAGCGCACTGACCCATCAGCTAGCACCATCATGTTTTCGCCGCCTGGCACACCGTGGTCTCCGGCCTTTATGGTCTTGGCCGGCTGATCGAGCGGGCTGCCCGTGTGGCCTGGGTACGACTTGGCTCCGGCTTGAAAACGGTGGTCGCGAAACTCTCGCGCGGCTCGTGATTGCGGATCTGGCAGACCCGCGATCGCGTCACGCACGGTACGCCAAGGCAGTTCGCGAGGTGGGTTGTCGGCCAGTCGGCGAACACGGGTCAAGAGCTTCTCTGGCATATTGGGCCGGCTCTTCTTGGGAATGCCGTGGCGTTCCCAATAATCTCCCGTCACCCACTGCGAGAACAGCAGCGCATCCTCGCTATGCGTGGCATCGGGGAAGTGCCAGTCGATGTCGAGATCAGAACGCGTACCCACGATAAAAACGCGTTCGCGCTTCTGCGGGACACCGTAGTCGGCGGCGTTCACCAGCGTGGAGGTGACGTTGTATGTGAGGCCAGTTCCGTGCATTCGACCGGAAGTCTTTTCGGTCTGCAAGCGCATGAAGTGGTCAAACCACGTTTCAGTCTTCCGGCGCGGCGCCTCGGGAAACTCCAGCTGCAGCTTGATGTAGTCGAAATAGTTCGCGAAAGTCGAGCGTGTCAGCCCCTTCACATTCTCGAGGATGAAAGTCTTCGGGCGAAGCTGTCGCACGATCTGCACCGTCGGGGGAAACATGTCGCGCTTATCGTCGTGCGCTTGATGCTTGCCGCCCATCGAGAAGGGCTGGCAGGGAGGTCCCCCAGCGAGCAGCTCAATATCTTGCGGGAGTGAAGACCAGTCAACATCGCGCACGTCGCCCTCGCGCAAGGGCCAATGCTCCACCAAGGGATATCCCCGGCGCTGGTTCTCGCGAACGGTATCGCAAGCCCACTTATCCCACTCTACGACCGCAAGAGACTCAAAACCGGCGAGGCTTACTCCCATGGCCAAGCCACCGGCACCCGCATAGAGCTCAACTGCGCGCATCATTTCGCAACTTTCTCGTCATTCAAAAAACCTTCCAATCTAGACGCGAGGGCTTCGAGATCGCGCAGCTCGCATTCCCATACGGTCATCGCACTCCAACCCAGCTGCGCAAGGGCCGCCAACTTACGTTGATCGCGGGCTCGGTTGCCGTTGAGTTTTGTAGACCAAAAATCGATCCTGGACTTTGGCATGCGGGCAAGTTGGCATCCTTCATGCCGATGCCAAAAACACCCGTGCACGAAGATCACTTTTCGCTTTCGAGGAAACACGAGGTCGGGTGAGCCGGGCAGCTTCTTGTCGTGAAGGCGATATCGATACCCACGGGAATGAAGCAGTCGTCGCACAACTAGTTCCGGCTTGGTGTCTCGGCCACGAACGCGCGCCATGCGCTCCGATCGTTGCTTCGGAGTGAGCGTGTCCATGCTTCCAGATTCTAGAGGGTGCCGGCGACCCTGCGGGCGCTCTCGATCGCCGCGAAAAGGTTCGACGAGTCAGGGATTCGGGACCGCTTTCCCTGCGTGGCGTGCGTCGGCTGATCTAGCACAATGTGTGCTTCGGAGAAAAACAAGAGGTGGAGATGAACAACGAGCAATCGCGACCTACAGTCGCTGTGGAGCGACGCAATCCTGCTCTTACGAAGACCTTGCGTGGCCATCCTGGCAAAACTTCGACGTCGAGGTGCTGATGAGCAAGCCAAAATCGATAACTATTAGCACTCTTGCTGAGTTTGCTAAAAACACCGAGCAGCTAGTTGAAAAAACGATAGTAGCCGGGGGCACGTTTCAAGGTCACTGGTATCGGGGTGTTGGAAGTGTCGCACATGAACTAGCGCCTAGTCTGTTCAGACACCCAACCCATACGGATATTGAAGACCTCATAAAGGTTGAAGCGAAGATGCTGGAGGATTTTCGGCGGCAAGCCGTTTTGATGCCAAATGAATTATCCGGGTTGGATGATGACAACGATCTAAGAACACTCGTCTACATGCAGCACTACGGCGTCCCCACCCGTTTGCTGGATTGGACAAACAACCCGTTTATTGCCCTCTATTTCGCGCTAACGTCGGCTCGCGTGGATGCCTCCGGTGCATTTTCGAATGATGCCGCTATATGGGTGTTGAATCCAGTGAAATGGAATAGTGTGGCACTCTCGCATGCAAGTCATGGCGATTCCGGTGCGCTTTCATCGCGAAACGCTGTAAAAGGTTACGGGCCTAAAAAACTGTTTGTAGGGGACCAGTTAGAGCCTAATGCACTTAAATCGCTCAACGAGCAATGCGCATGCTGTTTGGGCATCGCAAATAACGCGAGAATGTTTGCGCAACGAGGTGTGTTTACTGTATTTGGTCGTGATACTTCACCTATGGAAAGGCAGTTTGAGAAATTCAAACACCCTCCAGAGTCGTTGATAAAATTTGTGATACCGAAAGACAAAATTGGGTCGCTTCTAACATTGTTATTACATCTCGGATATACGGACTCGGTCGCATATCCCGATATGCATGGATTGGCAATGGAAATCAAACGCCTGCGCGGATTCAGGATGTAACATGCTCAAAGTAACCCTACACGAACCCAAGAGCCTGCGCTGGTGGTATGAGCAGTACCTCAATAAAAAGATAGATATGAATCCGTCCTACCAGCGGAAGGCGGATATCTGGAGTAAGTGGAAGCGTGGACATCTCATTGACTCGGTGCTCAACGATTTCGATATACCGAAATTTTATGTTGCCAACTTTTCAGTGGGAATCGCGCAGAAGTTAAATGAGCACAAAAATGCGTATGCGATGATTGACGGGAAGCAGCGCATGGGTGCGGTATTTGGGTTTTTTGCTGACCAATTTAGGCTCAATCCATCGTGTGTTTTGGATGACGATCCTTCAATCAAGCTTGGGGGGATGCTGTATAGTGATTTGGCTAGCAGATTTCCGGCGATAGCTGAGAAGATTGATGAATATGTTCCGACGGTCATGAGTGTGACTGCGGATTCCAAGCACAGAGTGGAAGAACTATTTGTCCGTTTGAATATGGGTGAAGCAGCAACGGGCGCCGAACGCAGGAACGCGATGGGCGGGCCGGTCCCGATGATTACCAGGGAATTGAGCTTGCATCCTTTCTTTGTAAATAAAGTTAAGTTCAACAAGACAAGAATGCAGGAGCACAATCTTATTGTGAAACTGCTCCTTTTCGAATTCAAGGATGGTTTCTCTGATACCAAAGCAAAAAATCTGGACGATTTCGCTAGTGCTGCGGCCAAGTGGTTTGATGCGCAGAATGAAGAGAAGGTGCAAGAGTCAGCGAATAACCCATACTATGCAGCTCGCGACAAGGTTTATGAGGTTTTGGAAGTGTTGAATAGGGAGTTTTTAGAGAACGATACGCTACTAACTCGCCAAGGAGAAATTCCAATTTACTATTGGATGGCGCGAGAAGAGCCCACCTGGGCCAATGAGTTGCGTGATTTTGTTTTGCATTTTACGGATGAATTGCTGGAGAACATGCGCCAACAAAGGAGTAATGCAAACGCGGGCACTTCGGAGCTAAATAGTTATTACCTGGCGTCAAGGAGCACCAACGATCAGGCCAGTCTGGAGTTGCGATTTAAGATTTTTAAGAAGCGGTTTTCGGAGTACAGACGGCCTAGGCGGCGGTAGTGATGCGAGCGCGCGGTTTTACGTTGGTTGGTCGTCCAGGCGGGCTTCCCTACGGTTTCGGGAGCCGTAAGTCTGGACTGCTGATTCGAGACCTCTGCTGCGCGCCTTGATCGTTCTCCCACTGTTCGTTGTTGGCCTGTGGGATGGCCGGTTGGAATCGATGGCTCTCTGAAAGGCCGCATGGTTACTAGATTCTCGGGGGACACACTCTCCGCCAGAATCAATCTCCGGCAGTTTTTGAAAGTCCCGCGCAGCCTCTGCGACGGGACTTTTTCATTGAGGGATTGGTCCTTTTGAGTCTTGAAAGGTCCATCGCGAACCCTCTCCAGCCCGGCTCCCAACATGGCATCAGTCATGGTATTTTCCTGCCGATACCATGACACTCACCGTTAAAGCTGTTGATGCGGCCAAGCCGCGCGAGAAGGCGTACAAGTTGGCGGATGCCCACGGCCTATACCTCTATGTTTCGCCTAAGGGCGCAAAGAGCTGGCGAGCCAACTACGTGGAAGCCGGAAAGCAGAAGACGAGGACATACGGCCTCTACCCTGGGGTGAGCCTAGCCGAAGCGCGAAAGGCTCATTCAGCGGGGCGTGAAGAGGCTCCAGCGCCAAAGCTGGCGCCGACGTTCGAGACGGTCATGCGCGATTGGCTGAAGGCGAAGCTGCCAACTCTTTCCAATGGCAAGCATCAGATTCAGGTTGCGAACACCTTGGACCGCTATGCGCTGCCGTTTCTCGGCAAGCTTCCTATCAACGCCATTCCGCGGTCAGAGCTGGTGAAGGTGGTCCGCGCTGCTCAGGAGGGCGGAAAGATCGAAACGGGACACCGCGTCGCGAGCCGTATTTCGGCAGTATTCGACTACGCGCAGGACACCGGACTGATAGAGCAGCACGGTGCGGCCGGCCTCACGCGCGTGCTCGTTGCGCGCAAGACGAAGAAGCCGATGGCGAGCATTCCACCGGAGGAGGCTGGAGCGCTGATGCGCGCCATCGATGGGTATGACGACTCGGTAACCCGGCTCGGGTTGCTACTGCTCGCGCACACCTTTGTCCGCGTTGGCGAGTTGCGAGGGATGCTTGGGGGGAGCTGAAAGAAAGCGGAGCGGTTTGGGTCGTGCCTGAGACGCGCATGAAGATGCGCATGCCGCATGTCGTGCCTCTCTCGCGACAGGCACAGTCGATCCTCGCAAAGCTGCGCGAGATGAGCGGCGATGGTGCGCTCGTGCTCGATTCGCCCATTCATCCGGGGCACGCGCTTTCAGAGAACACTTTTCTCTTTGCTTTGTATCGCCTCGGCTACCGCGGGCGAATGACGGCCCATGGGTTCCGCGCATTGGCTTCGACAGTGCTCAATGAGCGGTCGGGCTTCCCGCATGATGTGATCGAGCGACAGCTCGCGCACAAGGAAACAGACGCTGTTCGGGNGGCGTACAACCGGGCGGAATACCTTACGCAGCGCCGAGAGCTGATGCAGTGGTGGTCCGATTGGTTAGACGCCGCGCTTTCTCACGCAATAGGTCAGTAGTTTTTGAATGACCGGATGATTCGACTAAGTTGTGGCGCTCGCTGCTACAGTGCCTTATGGTTCCGAACACGCATGGATCTACAACCTTAATCGGCGATGGCTTTCGCGATGCTGTGTGTGCGCTTCTTCGAACGCAATATCCTGATGCATCGACTGAAACCTACATCAACGGCACGAAGGTCGATATCGTCTTTACTCGTTCTGATTTCGGTAGGCGACAGCGAATAGCTGTTGAGTGTAAGAACTACGACACGCCGCTAACAAAGACAGATATCGAGCGTGAGATTTATCCAAAGTATCAACCACTGCTCGAAGAACGGGAGATCGATAGCGTTCTTGTGGTTAGTAAGAAGCCCATCAATAGCCCCGCGGGAGACTACATCCGAGGGTGGCGACATGCCCGGCATTTGACGATTCAGGAGCTTGAAGAGTCGCTGCTTGGAATTCGTCGATATATTGAGGCTATCGCAGAACTACAGCCGACCGACGATGCCGCGTATATCGAGGCACGTTTCGCGGACATGGATGGCGAAGCACTCGAGAATGTGAAGGCTTGGGTTGCGTCTCCAGCGGCGAGCGGGCTAGCGATTCTTGGAAGCTACGGACAGGGAAAGACGAGTTTGGCTCGGCGTATCGCTGGGTACTTCGCCAAGAGCTATCTATCGGACTCAACTCAACGGATCCCAATCCTTAAGAGATTGGGCGATGTAGTCCACGAAACGCGACTTGAAGGCCTGTTAGGTGCTGAATTTACTGCGGATAGTCCCGCACGGGGCTACCAGTTCAAAACGTTCGAGCACTTGAATCAAAGCGGGCGATTACTAGTGATTCTTGACGGCTTCGATGAAATGAAGCATGCGATGACTGCGTCCGATTTTTTCTCGAACTTCAGAGAATTTAACCGGTTGTTGCAAGGGCAGAGCAAGGTGTTGCTGCTGGGTAGGCCGAACGCCTTGCCGTCGGATGCGCAGGACTTGGTTTTTCGCGGAGTAAGAAAGGTCGGCGGCCAGATGGTCGCCAGCACCGAATTTGCGCAGTGGAAAGAGTGGTCCTTGGCATTCTTCGATGAGGTCGAGAGTTGTGAGTTGCTCGGAAAGCTGCTTACTAATCTGACTGCGAAGTACGAAGCAGCAGGACGCTTTAGCTATCAAGTTGGATTTGTAGAGAGGCGCACTGATGAAGTACTCCAGCGGGTGCCAGGAGACTTGCTCGCGCGTCCGGTGCATGTGCAACTTATCGCCGAACTCGCCGCAGATCCAAACTTTGACTTCGAGGGGTTCAACCGCTATCGACTCTACGACCATTTCATTCGGTCGATGGTTGAGCGCGATACGAACCAAAAACGGGCAAGAAAAGCCATTTCCTTGAATGATCGTTTGCAGTTTCAGCGGGATTTGGCGTGGTGGGCATGGCGAAGAATTGGTAAAGGACAGGGGAGTTTTATTCGAGACGAAATCCCTCTCAGCCTGCTCGCCGACCTTCCCGACGGGAATTCAACTGATTCAGAGGGGAAGCTCAACGAATACATCGTGTCCACTTTGACCGAAGAGAAACACTCTGGGGTCCTGTACTTCGCACATCGATCGTTTCAAGAGTTTCTAATCGCCGAGCGGTTGCGATTGGCTAGACCTGACCCGAACGCGCACTCTGAGTATTCCGCGCACCTCACTCCAGACATTTTCTCGTTTCTCAGCCAAGCACCAGATCTTTCATACGTGCTTGATTGGTACGACACCCTGCGTGCGGCTCAGGGAATGCTCTGGCCTCCGTACATAAGATTCTTTGCCACATTTCCGCACTTGGTTAGTCACGTCGTTAGAACCGAACTGACAAGACCCGCAGAAGTAGATCTGTGGACCGTGATGATTTCCGTCATCTCTTCATGGCGCCATGTTGGCGGTGCTTTGGGTGCCGCGCGGCTGCACGAGTTTCTTCACGAAGTCTTGCGATGGGGCAACGCAGACGCTGCGGCGACTGCCGTGCTTGCGCTTGTGGCTGCCTTGCCCGATTCACCAGTAGGCGCTGCGCATACGTCGCTCGCAGCGGGGTTGATAGAAAGATGCCTGCGTAGGGCTCGCCCGGAGTCTGATGGGACAAGCATCTCTATAGAGTCAAAGCAGTTCGACTTTGCTGCGACTTGGATGGCAAACCTGCTGGAGAAGAACATGCCTCGTCAAGGTGCCTTGGATGCGATGAAGCTGCAGTTCGACAGAAACAAGCTGCTGGCGCTGTGCCAAGCTGAAATCAATGACCGTATACCCGCCACCATGTCGATTTTTTCCGAAGAGCATCCCAGTCGACCGTCTGTGGCTTGGAGTGTTGAGGCGGCGAAGACATTTCAGGGGATTGATCCGAAACTCCGGAAGGCGCACGATGGCTACCTGAACCAGCGCCGGATCAAGTTCAGTGTCGTTGCATACGACAAGGCGCGGAAAGGTTACGTCAAGTTGGAGCCGAAGCCTCGAAGTGGGCATGCTGCTTGATCTATTCGGCTCTGTCGGGGAGCTGGCAGGCGTCAACGAAGCTCCGTAGATCGGAAACACGCCATCGAGTCAATCCTGCGATCTTGACCGGCGGTGGCAGCTTGTTTTCTTTCACCTTGTTCCAGAACGTGGAGCGACCCATTGACAACATATTGGCCGCTTCCGCTGCTGGTACCAGAAGTTTCTCGTTCATGCTTCGCCTTCTAGGGTCATGTTTGATCTTGGCGTCAGACCTTCATTCATAGCCTTCGGTGAGCACATTCCATGCTGCAGCTGCCACGCGAGAAACCTGTCCGTTCCCAATGGCTTTAAGTCTGTGAGACCGATAGGCCACCCCATCAGCAGTTCGGTCCATTCCGGATTCAGGGGGCCATGGTGTTCGGCAAATACTGCGTGGTCCAGCCTGTCGTTTGCTCTGCTGCGGCCATCCTTCCTGGTGAGCGCGTGAAGTGAGCTGCTCTTGTGCATGCTTGCGACAGGCGTCGGCCAGATGCGCGACCACCCAGATTCGTTCGCGCAGATGGGGAGCGCCGATGTCGGCCGCAGACAGCACTCCCCATTCCGCATCGAACCCCATCGCGGCCAAGTCTCCGAGTACTCTAGAAGTGAGCATTGGGGAGTTCTCCACGCGCACGAATCGAGGTCGTATTTCGCGAACGATCCGAACCATCTCCGACCAGAGTCCGCTGTGTTCGCCGTCGAGGCCATCGCCTTCACCCGCGGCGCTGACGTCCTGGCATGGAAACCCGCCCGAAACCACGTCAACAGAGCCTCTCCACGGTCGCCCATCAAAGGTGCGCACGTCATCCCAAATCGGGAAATGCGGGAATGTTCCGTCGGCTTGTCTGGCCAGTAGAACTGATCGGGCATAGGCGTTGTTCTCGACTGCGCAGACGGTTCGGTGATCGCCAACGCACGCAACGAATGGATTCGCTCCACTGAAAAGCTCGTCGCTTCGGAGTTGGACAGGATGAGCCGTGAGGCAGACGAAGAGGAGAGCGAAGGCCACGACGGCGCAGCACTCGAAGACGGAGCGGAGGCATCGACCTGATGGCCGCACACGTTTCGCGTGAAACATTCACGGCAGTGCTTCACGCCGTGACTCTCGGCCTCGGCAGCCTGCGCGCGGAGGTCTTCCAGACGTTGAGCGAATGGGCCGCAGATCACTTGTACGCGGTCAATTAATCACGCCCTTGTTGAGTGAACGATGAGCTGTGAGGCTACGTGCCCATGTAGAGCAACATGGACATGTAGACATGACAGAGCAGTACGCAGAGTTGAGAGGCCGGCTGGTTGTGGGGCGCAAGAGTGACGGTCGCAGCGTCTACGACGAGGCAGCCAAGAAGGAGTTGATCGTTGCCTGCCTCAAGCAAGGAGTTTCGGTGGCACGCATGGCGATGGAGCACGGTGTCAACACGAACTTGCTGAGGACGTGGATCACGGCCTACCAGCGACGAAGCGCCCAGGTATCAGCGGGCGACACCGCGCGAGCGCAGGATGCGGCATTCGTTGCCGTACACGTAGAGGGCAAACAAGTTCAGAGTGAACGAGTGCCTCAGCGCGAGTGTGCGGTGACGGTGCCCGCGCTCGCCCACACGCCGGCTACGGCAGTGGCGGTGATCTCGGATGAAGGCCCCTTGGCAGCACCGACCCCGATGGTCGCTTTGCAGGTGCGACTGCCCAACGGTGTGCAGCTCGATCTCAGTGAGACGAGCTTGCAGGAATTGCCCACGCTGGTGCAGATGCTGAGCCGATTGTCATGTTCCGCTTCGACGAAGGGCTGAAGGTCTACCTGCACCGCGAGCCCGTGGACTTCCGGCTGAACATCAACGGCCTGGCCGTGCTGGTGGAGCAGGCGCTGGGCCTGGACCCGTTCGCCTCCTGTGCGTATGTATTCAGCAATCGCCGACGCGACCGAGTGAAGATCCTGGGTTGGGAGCGCAACGGCTTCTGGCTGTTGCTCAAACGCCTGGAGAAGGACAGATTCATCTGGCCTTCCGCCGAGGCGGTTCCCACGCTGACGGCCGAGCAGCTGCACTGGTTGCTGGAGGGCATCGACATCGCGGTGGTGCGACGCCACCATCATCGGCGCTACACCAGCGTGGCTTGAAGGAACGATGATGGGGGCATGCCGATCCAAGCTGGCGTGTCGTCGCCTGCCACCATCACCGCTGAAGAACTCGCCGCGCTCATTGCCGAGCGTGACGCACTGGCCGGCGCGCTTCGAGTGGCGACCACCGAGCGGGACCTCGCACTGGAGCGGCTGAAGGCGCTGCAGCGCCAGCTGTTCGCGGCCAAGAGCGAAGCCCGCGGCACGGACCAAAAGGACCTGTTCCTCAACGAGGCCGAGGCACTCGCACCCACCGATCAGACGCCGCAGGCCGAGGTCGAAGACATCGACGAAGAGGAGTCGACGCCAGTCGCCGGACATCAGCGCAAGAAGCGTGGACGCAAGCCACTGGACCCCGCGCTGCCGCGCGAGATCGTGCGCCACGAGCTGCCCGAGGCCGAGCGTGTGTGCGCACATGACGGACACGCGCTGGTGGAGATCGGTGCCGAGATCAGCGAGCAGATGGACGTCATCCCCGAGCAGGTGCGTGTGCTGCAGCACCACCGCATCAAGTACGCCTGCCCTTGTTGCGATCAGAGCCTGAAGGTTGCACCGACGCCGGTGCGCATCATCCCGCGCGGGCTGCTCACCGAGCAGGCGCAGGCCTGGGTCATCACCGGCAAGTACCAGTTCGGCATGCCGTTGTATCGCACGGCCGTATTGCTACGCCGCTTCGGGGGCGACATCGCGAGCAATACGCTGGCTTCGGGCATCGTGCGCATCGGCCAGGCTGTGCAGCCGGTCATCAACCTGTTGCGCGACCACTTGCTGGACTCGGACCTGATCTACGGCGACGAGACCACGGTCCAGGTGCTCAAGGAGCCCGGACGCAAGGCCCAGACGAAGAGCTACATGTGGGCGCAGACGAATGGCACCGGTCCACCGGTGCGGCTGTTTGCCTATGCACCGGGGCGCGGCGCCGTGCATGCCGAGAAGCTGTATGCCGGCATCCGCCCCGGCACCGCGCTCATCACCGATGGCTACGAGGTCTACAACGGCATCGCGAAGGCCGGCGGTCTCACGCATCTGGGATGCTGGGTTCATGCACGTCGACCGCTGATCAAGGCCGAGGACGCTATCCCGAAGGCGGCGCGTTCGCCCGATCAGCTCGCGACCCGGTTCGTACGGCTGATTGCCAAGCTGTACCGTGCGGAGGCGCTGGCCAGGGACTGGACGCCCGCGCGCCGGCTGCGACTGCGTTCGCGCTACAGCGCCGTCGTTGTGCGCGAGATCGAGCGACTGCTACTTGCGAACCTGCACGCCGTCGCGCCATCGAGCCTGCTGGGCGAAGCGCTGCAGTACCTGCACGGGCAGTGGCCCAAGCTCGTGCGGTTCCTGGACAACGGCACCTGGCCGTTGGACTCCAACCCGGTGGAGAACGCGATCCGCCCCTTCGTAGTTGGAAGGAAGGCATGGTTGTTCGCTGACACCGTCGGCGGTGCCAACGCGAGCGCCAATCTCTACTCGCTGATCGAGACCGCCAAGGCCAACAATGTCGAGCCCTACCGCTACCTCGTCGCGCTGTTCAAGAAGCTGCCGCTGGCGCAGACGGTCGACGACTACGAGGCGCTGCTGCCCTGGAAGATCGAACTCGGCTCGCCGTAGAACATCCCACGGACTCCGGTTCCGGCTCCACGCGCAAGGGCGTGGTTTATTGACTGCTTACGATCACTTCAAGCTAGCTGGCGAAAGCTCGCACCAGAAAGGCGGATGGATCGCGTGGTCGTTTCAAGTCGGCATCCTCGATTTCATGAGCGACGACCGCATCGAAGAGCTCGATGTGATGAAGTCGAAGCGCGTCGGCTACACGAAGATGATTACCGCCTTCGTCGCCTACAACATCGCGCACCGCCGTCGCAAACAGGCGCTCTGGCAGCCGACCGACGACGACCGAGATAGCTACGTCAAGAGCGAGATCGACCCCATCCTCGATGCGCGCGACGGCGTGCCGTCCGTGCAAGCCGCGCGACGCAAGGGCGGCGGCAACGACGACACCATCAAGATGAAGAAGTTTCGCGACAGCGTGCTTCATCTGCTGGGCGGCAAGGCGAAGCGCGCCTATCGCCGCATTACCGTGGCCATCTCGATCCTCGACGAGTGGTCGGCCTTCGATCAGACCATAGAGAAGTCCGGCGACCCCGGCGGCCTGGCGAAAGGACGTCTTGAGGGGGCGCCGTATCCGAAGTTCGTCGGAGGCTCCACGCCTGGCGTGAAGGGCCTGTGCCACGTCGAGCGCGCCGCATTGAACGCGGCTGGCTTCGTTCGCTTCTATATCGACTGCAAGCATTGCGGCTTAGGGCTACGCTGAAGTAGCCACCCTTCTTCGGCATTGAGCGTGCTGCAGGCTTTGCATTGCGCTGATCGTCATTCAGGATGGCGGGGTTTTTCCCCGTG